TTTGATTTAACACAATTTGGTTTGTTTTTAACAAATGATACACTGTTTATCAGTTTTCATATTAATGATATGGTAGAACGTATGGGGCGTAGACTTATGCCCGGTGATGTTATTGAATTACCGCATTTACGTGATGAATTATTACTTACTAATGATAGAGATGCTATTAATAAGTTTTATGTAGTACAGGATGCCGCAAGAGGAAGTGAAGGTTTTTCGCAAACTTGGTATCCACATATTTGGCGTGTTAAAGTAGCACCACTAACAGATACACAAGAATACGCAGATATACTCGGTACTGCTGACAATCCAAATAGTCTTAAAAATGATGTTAGTTCTTACAAAACAGAACTTAATATTAGTAATGCTATTGTGGCGTCTGCAGAAGCAGCCAATCCAAACAACTTACCATTAGCTGATCATTTATTTGGGCAGGCAGATGACAGTAAAACATATGAACACGGTGAAGTGTTACAGCAAGGTGACCAATTTCCTGCTCAACCAAACGAAGGTGAGTATTTTGTAAGAACAGATTTTACACCTAATAGACTTTTTGTTAGACGAGGTAGTAAATGGCATAGACTATACGACAATGTTACTGATCAAACTTGGAGTGATAAGACTTATAACGCTAGCCAATTTATTAACAATGATGCTACAACAATAGTTGATAATGTCGAGACACCAGAGAAGCAACCTCTGTCTCAAGTAATTAAACCAAAGAGTGATTTTGAATAATGGCACAACAATACTTTTACGATAAACAAATTAGAAGATATATTCAACAGTTTATAAGACTGTTTAGTGGATTCAGTGTACAAATGGGTAAAAACGAAGAAGACCTTCCTGTGTATCAGCAAGTTCCTGTACGTTATGGTGATATCAGTCGTATGGCAGCACATATACAGAGAGAAAATTCAGAAAACGTTATGAACACTGTTCCGTTTATTAGTTGTTATGTAACATCATTAGATATGTTTGCTGAAAGACGTACATATCAAGATCACGTAGATAAAGTTCAAGTAAACGAAAAGAAATTTGATCAAACTACAGGAAAATATACAAATGAGTTAGGTAACCAATATACTATAGAACGATATGCGCCAGTGCCATATAAATTAATAATGAACTGCGATGTGTGGACATCAAACACAGATCAGAAACTACAACTAATGGAACAAATATTGGTATTGTTTAATCCTACACTTGATATAAGAACTAATGATAGTCCATTTGACTGGACTTCGTTAAGTCATGTAGAATTAACAAATACAACATGGAGTACAAGAAGTGTGGGTTCAAGTATCGACGATATTATCGATGTTGCTACATTAACATTTGATATTCCAATATACATTACTCCACCAGCCAAAGTAAAACAACAAAAACTTATTCATACTATTATTAACGAGTTGTATAATTTAGATGATGCTGATTTAGATAATTTTAAAGATAATTTATCATTTAATACAGAAACTTTAAAATATACTATTGTAACATATGAAAATAAACAAGTAAAGTTTCTAAACAATACTTTACAAATATTAAATAACAAGGGTTCCGAATTAGGAGATGATGGATTAGTAATGGAATGGGATAAAGAGTTATTACCATTTGGAGTATTAAGAGATGGTATAAGTCAATTAAGACTCAGAAAAGGATCTGATGTAAATGATAATGCAAATGATATTGTGGGTAGATTAGATTCTCACCCAAGTAATCCTAACCTACTTAGTGTTGATATAGATACTGCAACATTACCAACGAATACATTAACAGCAATTGATGGAGTAATTGATCCATTAAACAATTATCCAGGCGATGGCAATGTTCCTTCAGCAGTTACAGGACAACGTTACATTATATTAAATGATACTCCTATAAATGCATTATGGACTAATGTAGTTGCACATAAAAATGATATCATTGAGTACAACGGTACTGCATGGACTATTAGTTTTGATAGTTCATCAAATGTCGCAACACAGTATGTAACAAATGTATCAAGTGATGATCAATTAGAATGGAATGGAACAGAGTGGATTAACAGTTATGAAGGAATTTATAATCCTGGATACTGGCGAATATATTTGTAATACAGACGATCCTTGCGATGACTGTACACACTGGATAGGACATATATGATAACAGCAAGTGGATGCATTTTTTTAAGTATAGATACTGGCAGAGTAATGCTACAACAGAGAAGTGGTGAAGTTAACCATCCTAGAACATGGGGCTTTTTTGGTGGCAAGGCTGAAGGCAAAGAGCGTCCGGTAGAAACTTTATACAGAGAAATTGAAGAAGAAGTTGGGTTAGTTCCATCTATAGAAAAAGTTATTCCCATAAACAAATTTACTAGTCCTAATAAGAAATTTATATATCACAGTTTTGTTGTTACAGTAGAAGATGAATTCATTCCTGTATTAAACAATGAGAGTGATGGATATTGTTGGGTTAAAATAGGTAATTGGCCTAGACCATTACACCCTGGTGCTAAAATACAATTTAATTCAAAGCAGTTTATTAAGAAACTTAAAACTGTACATTCACATCAAACAAAATAACTTAGCGTTTTTTCATACTAGCAACAAATTGCTCACGTAACCATTCAAAATCATTAATCTTACTTAACGCTTCTACATCGTCTTTGTGTTCAATACCGTATGCTTTGCCTTCGTTTGCACCTTTAAGACAGTAGCGTCCAAAACGACCACCGTTGTCTACAGTACACCAAGTTTCAAGTCTTGCATCTGTTTCTTTTTGTCTTTGGTTAGGGTTTACAGAACTTGCTAACTTAACACATTCACGGAATGCACTACGCCATGTTCTGTATGGGTCTTTATTAAATCGTGTAATGTTTGATACATCAGCGATTGGTTGGTAAAAAGATACACCTGTTGTATAATCTGGTAACTCATGTCCTAATGATAATAACTGTTCACGTGGGAATAACTTAACACCACCATAGCCATATTCTAAATCATTAATTGGATTTCTTGCACTCCAAACATAAGTTGTATTTTTTCTTTTACTCATTGGTGGAATAAAATCAAAACTAAAATGCCCTGTAATATCTGCATCTGCGTCCACAATATAAACCATTTCCGTTTTTGCTAATTCACCAACTTTTTTATGTGCATTACCTATGCCTTCAACATTTTTAACATGTTGTGCATCTTTAAATCTTTCTCTTAGTTTTGTGAAGTTCTCGTCTGCTTCTGCTTCATGAAAACTAATCATAAACACATCAAATTCTGCGACATGATAACTTGATACAATCTTATTTTGTACAGTAGCATGAGCAACACCATTAGTAGGAACTAATTGAATATCTCCCCAACTAACTGGTCTATTTGTTCTTTTTACTACTCTAGGAAAGGTATGAATTACAGTTCTTGCTAGGGTATCACTTGGTCTATATGTCCAAGGGAAATTTGAATTTACTTCAATGTCGTCAAACACCACCCATACCATGTCATGTGTATCTTTGTGTTTAGATGCTAGTTCAAGTAACGCACCTTCGTCTGTTATTTTAACAGGTGTCTTAACTACTGGATATGAATCGAACATAAACCTTTTTAATCTATCCCAAGGTGTTACAACATTTTGTCCTTGGTATTCTCTTTGTACATTGTGTAAATTAATCATTGCAATCGCCTTTAACTGTATATGCACGTATTCCTATGTGTGCAATTCTGTCACTTAATTCGTGACTTATATTTACTTCGTATCCATTATTGTTTGCTAGACTACAAAAGTAAACATCTTCTCCTACTAAACTGGTATAATCTTCATTATACTCAATTTTATAATGAGGGCGAGAAATATTTTCGTATACTTCTCTTTTTACTAACATCATTCCACTTCCTACTGCCCATACTTTTTCAATTCCTTTTCCTGAAAAAACTCTACTGTCTAAATCAGTTTTGCTTTTAAAGGCAACTGGCCTATGAGGTGGAACTCTTGTTGAATAATTTCCAGCTATAATATCTTTATCAGATGCTAATAATATATTTAGCGTATCTACTGGAAATTGCATATCTGCGTCAATCCACATAATGTGAGTGCAATCTGTTTCTAGTGCTTGATCTACTAACTGTTGTCTTTGCATTGCTACTTCACTGCCCATATTAAAATGCAATGAAGTTGCAAGTCCAGTCTCGCCACACTTTTTTTGAAGCATGGCTAAACTATAAGCAAAGACCGCCGTAGTTTGATTTTGCACAGGAACACAAATGGCTACATTTGCAGAATTGTCTTTTTTATAATAATGGTTAGTAATACTGACCATTAATTATTTGTCAGAAGCTAGTTCTGACTGAAGTTCAGCTTCAATCTGCTGTACTTCGTAATTCAATTGTTTAGCAATTGAAGTTGCTTCTTTAACACATGCTGCAAAAGCTTCATCTTGTAAAGAAACCATATAATTCATATGTTCTGGTTGTACTTTACCTAATGTAAGAATATCAATTGCTGCCAGTTTTGCTAAACGGTGTACCCAATATTCTTCTTCAGTATTTTCTATATCAGCCATTAATGCTTCAATGTCATGTTCTGCAGAAAAATCTTTATAGATAATTTCTAATATTGGTAAATCTGGGTGTTGTTGTTCTCGAGCTTGTAATAGCTCTGTTGTTAGTGCTGCAGCCTTACGTGCAGCTGTTGGGTGTGCGCCAAGCACAAACGTTTCGATTTCGAAGCGTGTTCTAATACTCATTGTTTTCTCCTGTGGTTGAGTTTACTTTTGTAATTTATTATATTTTACTATAAATTAATAACGCTGTCAAGTAAAATAACAGCGTTATTAATAGTTTTATTTAGTTAATTAAATTAACCGTGTGAACCTGTCGGGTTCGGGTTCTGCCAACCACCAAACGTAGCTGATAGCTTAATGTTTGTAGTTACTTGTGGTGAAATATATGTTCCTAATTGGTATAGTGATACTGTGCCACTTAGTCCAAAATAGTTACGTACTTGACCCATTGTAATGGTTGATCCGGTTGCTGGTAATGCCATATGTTGACTCCTTGCTTGTAATTATCGATAATTGCATGCATATTGCTTGCTATTATATTTATCCTATACACTTCATAGCATATAGTAGTATATTATTCGTTGTCTACTTTTTTAACTGCCATTATGTATAAAGTTTGCAAGTCATGTACTTGCTTTTGCAATTCTTCTATAGTTTTTTGTTGTTCTTTAATTGCTTCAATTAAAACACCAGATATATTACCGTAGGCTACTGATTTCATTCCATCTTCATCAGTGTGTACTACTTGTGGTAAAGCTAATTCTGTTTCTTGTGCTATAACACCTACGCTATCTCTTCCATCTTTTTCATATGTTACTCCTCTTAAAGAGTTAACAATGTCAATTGGTTTATTAATTGTCTCAATATTTCTTTTTAGTCTTTTATCTGAATAAGCAGTAATATCACCAGTTGCAGTAAAGCTACCAGTATATGAACCACTCATTAAAAATTCTGTTCCACTTAGTGACAGTCCGTTGCCAGCTGTGTAAGTTGTATTTGTAGTTACATAACCACTATCGTTTGTAAATGAACTTATGTTTGACGGGATACGTGCATCGGCTCTAGCATTTGTAAAATATAAATTTGTGGTACCTTCTGATATGTTATCTGTTGTTAATGTACCTGTTCCACCACTTACTGCACTATCAACATACGCTTTTGTTGCCGCATGTAAGTTACTTGTTGGTGCACCATCTAATACTAAAGTACCAGTCATTGTTCCACCTGCTAAAGACAGTTTTCCTGCTAAACTAGTTGTCATTGTTCCGCTAAAGTTTGCGTCATCACCCAGTGCTGCTGCTAGTTCATTTAATGTATCTAGTGCCGCTGGTGCTGAGTCAACTACTTGATCAATTTTTGCTTGTACTCTTGCATCTGTGTAATATAAATTAGTACTACCTTCTGCTATATCATCTGTGTCTAATACAACTGAGCCAGTTGCTGAATTTACACTAACAACTGGTGCTGCTGTTGCAGAAAAGCTAATTACACCTGTTGTACTGTTATATACTAAATCTCCACCTACACTAATAGCACTTCTAGATCTTGCATCTGTGTAATATAAATTAGTACCTTCTGATAAATCACTAGTATCAGCTGCAGCTATACGGGCATCTGCTCTTGCATTTGTGTAGTATAAGTTAGTGCTGCCTTCTGGTAAAAAGTCAGTATCTTTGCTACCTAAATCTAAATTAGCACCTGTTTGTAAATTTATACGAGCGTCTGCTCTGGCATTTGTAAAGAAAATATTTGTTGTACCTTCTTCAATGTTATCTGTATTAATACTAGCTTCGGTTAAATCAGCAATGTCAACATTTTTTAAAGTAATAACACCTCCACTATGTGTTAATACATCAGTTCCATTAATTTGTAATTTATCTAAGTCACTACTAGTAGAAATACCTGCTGTAGCATCTGTATCTTCAATTACTTTGTCTGTTCCTATATAAAAAGCCATTGCTCTTTCTCCGTTCTATTTAATGTATTTATGACTTATGGCGTATACTGATACGTAGAAGGTACTAATTGTACCCATGCTGTTCCATCATAACCTTCAAACATTTTTGT